ATATAAAAGGGGTAACTTTTACTGAAAGTTGGATAGTTGAAAATCCCACAAATGATAAAAGTAATAACTTTGGTTTTAGTTATCCAAAAGGTAGCTGGGTTGCGGTTATGAAAGTTGATAGTGACGAAGTTTGGAACGATTATGTAAAGAGTGGCAAAGTGCAAGGATTTAGTATCGATGCAATGCTATCACTAGAAGAAGTAAATTTAAAATCAAATATAGAAATGAGTAATACAAACAGTTTATTAGAAAAAATTCTTTTAGCTATTTCTCCAAAGCAAGCCGAAATTAAATTAGGTTCGATTATGCTTATGGACGGAAGCGTTAAGATTGAATTTGAAGGCGATACCCTAGCACCTGATATGGCGATTTGGGTTGTGGCCGAAGATGGAACAAAAGTTCCAGTTCCAGTTGGTGAACATCCATTAGAAGATGGTACTATTTTAATAGTAACCACTGAAGGGATTGCAGGAGAAATCAAACCAGCAGCCGTTGAAGAAGAAACACCTGCACCAGTTGTAGAAGCTGGAGGAGAAGATGGCAAAGTTTCAAACGATGCGAAAATTGCAAGTGAAATTGAAAGCGCAATTAAAAGTATTTTGATTAAATACACCGCTCAGGAAAATAAGATTGCAAACTTAGAAAATCAAATTGCAGAATTATCAAAACAACCAGCAAGTAAACCGATTCAAGGTACACCTGTACAGGTTGCTCAAAAAGGGAAATTTTCAGATTTACTAAACAAACTAAATAATAATTAAAATGGGAAAAACAAGAATTTTTGGAAAACAAGACTCAGCTTCAAAAATAAAAACAATTGCAGCAGCTACTACAATAACAGACGTTGATAGTGGAAAAGTTTTGATTTTAAACGCAGCGGCAGGTAAAGTGGTAACACTTCCAAGCGTTGCAGTAGCAGGGTTTAAATTGAAAGTAATAGTAGGAGCAGCTTTTGCAACTACAAACTTTACAATAGTAGCACCAACAGCAAAAATACAAGGAGGGGCAATTGTCAATTCAGTATTTGTACCAGCAGTAGATGAAAATACAATTTCATTTGTGGCAACAGCGGAAACAGTAGGCGATCATATCGAAATAGTTTCTGACGGTACTAACTTCTATGCAAATGGAGTAGGAGCATTAGCAGGTTCAATTACATTCACAGCAGTATAAACAATTTAATAAATAAAATATAAATGGCAACAACAGTAGATATTACCACTAACTATGTGGGAGATGTGGCAGGCGGTTATATCGCAGCTATGATTAAAGAAAGTAATACACTTTCACAAAATTTGATTTCAATTATGCCTAACGTGGTTTCAACCGTGTATATGCGTAAAATCGATGTAGGCGATGGCTTCGTTGATTATTCTTGTGGATGGGAACCAAGCGGAGATTTATCTTTAACTGAATATGCTATTACTCCTAAAAAAGTAATGTGGAATCAGGAAATGTGTAAAGAAGATTTTAGACAACTTTGGAGCGCAAAAGAAATGGGTTTTTCAGCTCATAACGATAGCTTACCAGCAACAGAACAAGCGGCAATTTTACTTGAAATGGGTAAAGTAGTAGCGCGTAAAGTTGATGTAGATATTTGGGAGGGTGACAATTCAGCAGGTAGGTTCAATGGTTTGATTCCTCAATTATTGTTAGATGCAACCGTTATAGATGTAGCAACACCTACAACTATCACAGATGCAAACGTTGAGGCTGAATTAGCAGATTTTATTGATGCTATTCCAGATGCAGTTTTGGGAGCAGCTGATTTAGTTATGGGAGTTTCAACAAATGTAGCGAGAGCGTTGAGAAAAAAACAAGGTGCTTTTGCCCGTTCAAACGGAACTTTTGAAAATCCTAGCGAGTTTGGGTTCAATGGTTATACTTTGACCGAAATCAAAGGATTGAACTCTAATACAATGGTAGGTTATTCTAAATCAAATGTAACTTTCGTAACGGGACTTTTAGCAGACCACAACGAAATCAAAGTTAAAGATATGGACGAAACCGATTTAAGCGGAACTGTAAGAACTAAAGTAGTTTTCACAGGAGCTATCGGTTATGCTTATGGAGCAGAGATTGTTCTTTACAGAGGTTAATAATTAGAAACAAAGGGGGTTTAGTTACCCCCTTAAAATAAAACATATATAATTATGGCTTGTGATTTAACAGCAGGAAGGGCAAAGGCTTGTAAACAATCTTTGGGAGGTGTTTCTACTTTATACCTTTTTAATTTTGTAGAAAATCCATTCACAGTAGCGGCAGGAGTTGCAACAGCAATAAACCCACTACTAACTGAGTGCTTTGAGTACGAATTAGAAGGAGATGGTAACAATATTAGTGAAAGCGAAGTACCTGATAGAAATACAGGAACAACGGTTAATACTCAAACGAGTACTTTTGTTTTGAAAAAAGTAGATGCTACTACATCCGCTCAAATGAACTTATTAGCTTATGGTTTTCCTATGGCAGTTGTAAAAGACCGAAACGGAATATATCACGCAATCGGAATTGATGACGGTATCGATTTCACAGTAGTGCAGTCAACAGGCGGTGCAAAAACTGAATTGAACGGATATACTCTTACAGGAGTTTCTACAACTGGAAGTTTATCACCTAAATTAGATACTGCAACGGCAGCAGCTTTTATCGCTTTGGTTTAATATTTAGATTAGTTAATTAATCCCGATTATAACAATAATCGGGATTTTTTGTTTATAATATATGATAGTTTTAAATCCAACAAATACAACACATACTATTAACTTTATTCCTAGATTTATTCCTAGCGATGATTTAATATTACAACTATATAACGAAACTTTGCAAACGACAGAAACCATTACAAACACTTATAGTTATTTAGATGGTATTACTGCAATTACATTTGATTTAGATTGTACAGAAAATCAAAAGTTTCAAATTAAAATAACAGAAAATAATGAAATTGTGTACCGTGATAAACTATTCATAACGTCGAAAACGCCACAAGATTTTAAAGCAACAAAAGACCATTACTATTATGAGTAACGATATAAGATTACTGCATCTAAGCAACTATGTACGTCCAAAATTAGAGGAAAATAAATCTAAAAATTGGGTATTGAACGGTAAAAATAATGAATTTTATCAGTATGTAATTAACCGTTTCAATGGTTCGCCAACAAATGCAGCTATTATAGATTCGTATTGCAATTTAATTTACGGTAACGGTTTACGTTCAAAGAATATCAACACAAGTGCGTGGATTAATTTTATATCAAAATGCCAACCTAAAGAAGTTCGTAAAATTGTAAGTGATTTTGAGTTATTTGGCGAGGCTTCTTTTCAAGTTATCAAAGCAAAAAACAAAAATGATTTAGGCGCAATTTATCATATACCAAAACAGCAAATCGTACCATCTTTAGAAAATGAAGAAGGGGTAATTGAAAGCTATTGGCACTCGAAAGATTGGAGTAATACCCAAAAATACCCACCTACACCATATCCATCTTTTGGAACTTCAAATGAGAATATAGAAATCTATTGCATCAAACCATACAAGGCAGGTAAAAACTATTTTAGTGACCCTGATTATTTGAGTGCTTTGCCTTATGCCGAGATGGAGGAGGAACTAGCAAACTTTTATATCAACTCGATTAAAAAAGGATTAAGTGCAGGTTATATTATTTCAGTTCCTGACGGTGGCACAATGACACCCGAAGAAAAAGATGAGTTTGAACGTAAAATAAAAGCTAAATTAACAGGGTCGCCAAATGCAATGTCTTTTGTTTTGGACTTTAGAGGTACTGAAGCAAAGATTGAAATTATACCCTTCCCGGTAAACGATGCACAGCACAAACAATGGGAATATTTAACAGGCGAAAGCAGACAGCAAATAATGACAGGGCATAAAGTGGTATCGCCTAAACTATTCGGGATTATGTCCGAAGGTGGTTTAGGGAATAATGCAAACGAATTAGACGAAGCCGAAGCACAATTAATGAAAAGGGTAATACAACCTAAACAGAGATACATAACTGAGGCATTTGAAGAAGTTTTAAATTTCTTCGGTATTGTATTGGATTTATATTTTGTTCCTTTAACCGAGCCCGTAACGGTTCAAATGTCAGAGCAAAAAAAAAAGATTGATTTAAGTGATTTTGGCGAAGATGAAAATCTTGATGAATATGATTTAATAGATGTTAAACCCGTTGATTATGAAGAGGAAGATAGATTAGAATTGGCATCTGTTAGTAGTGGAACGGCAGTTCCAAACGCTAAATCAAAATGGGATACTGATTATTATATTTATCGTTATCGTTATGCAGGAAATGCAAACCCAGAACGTCAATTTTGCAAAGAAATGATGCGAAGAAATAAGATTTACAGACGTGAGGATATAGAATTAATGGGGCAAAAGAATGTAAATCCTGGTTTTGGTATGCACCCAACACCAAACGAGCCTTATTCAATTTGGAAATATAAAGGAGGCGGTTTATTAAGTGCTAATTTTACAGGTGGAACTTGTAAACATTATTGGGAAAAATTGACGTATCGTAAAAAAGGCGTTAAAATAGACGTTAGAAACCCAAGAAACGAACCAAAAGAAAGTAGAGCATCAGGAATAGCAGGAATAGCACCACACGAAATTTAATATTATGGCAGAATTACTATTCATAACACCGCAAGAAATGACAAGTTCCACTATATTAAGTGGGAATATTGACACGGATAAATATATTTTCTGTATTGCCGATGCT